CACGAGTGGACGTTGCTCCTGTTGCATTAGCATTCCATTCAAAAGATGAGCCATCGACAATCGTTGCTATAAGTTTATTTCCAAAATTATCGAGTGTCCATAAACCAGGAGCGGTTACAATATCTCCTGTTTGTGATGCACCCCATTTTGTATAATCTGATGCATCGGTTACCGTTGCATCATCGGAGTGTGATGCAGCAGTTGTATTATCTGCACCTCGTGTCAATCCTGATAGTGTATTGGTTCCTGTTGTGTTTGTGGTATAAGCAATACGTTCGTTGTCAATTAATACCGTTCCTGATGCAGGAAAAGAAGCTGAATCATCAAGAACAATACTTGATGAACCACTTGTTAAAGCTCCATCTAATGTATCCGTTAGTTCTCCAGCAACGGTACCACCCCATAAACCTAAACCCCAACCAGCGGCTGAAGCTTCTGTAGCTGGACCAATAGAATAAAAATGTTTGACTCTTACTCCTCCGGATGTACTGGCTCCCGATCCACTTTCGGCCGATCCCATTTCGACTGTAAGGGTTGTGCTGGATGGGACGGAGGTAACCATGAAATTCGTATCGTCAAAATCATCAGAATCAAAATTAGAATTGGTAGCAGCGCTAAAATTATCGCAACGTATAATATCAAACTTAGAAATACCATGAGCGCTCGCAAACGTGATCGTAACTGTTGCATCGCTTTGTGTTGTTGTAAAAGCATTAGTTAAAGTTGTTGTACTTTTCAAAGGAGTTATATCATAAAAAGCTCCTCCTGAATAGACATATAAAAATCGGTTTGTTCCTAGTGCGGCGTATTTAATACCATCGGAACTGACAAAGTGGTGTAAAGCTGTGTTTCTTCCTGTAAGTGTATTGTCTCCAAGCTGAGCCCAGCCTCCTACTTTTTCAGGTGTTCCATATCTAAAACGCACAAAATCGCCACTGACCCATTGGTTTTCACCGCCGGTAGCCGTAACTTGTTTATTAAATCCTGGTGCGAATTTTACTTTTTGTAGCATACAAAATCTCTTTGTATTTAATTATACTAAAATGTAGGTAGGATCAACTATTTTGGTATACCCAACATAGGTCTTTTGTCAAAGATATTCTCTTGACCAAATCTACCTTGAGCATCATTATAGTGTAAAAACGTCTGAACGCAAACGTTTCCTTCAAAAGCTTCTCGCCAGTGTTCTAGCTCACAACCACTATAAACCAGCATATCTCCTATTTTTAGGTCTACTCGCTCGCCTTGTGGTGCATTAGGTTTGACTACGGTTGTTGTTTCTCGGCCTGATAAAATATTATCCGCACCTGTTGGATCAAGGTAAATAGGCCATTCATTGCCTCCTAAATGCAGTGTCGTTGAGATTTGACAACTTGGTCGATCTTTGTGTCGGTGTAATATATCTCCTTTTTTATAAGCCCTAGTATAAGTGTACGTTGGTAATAGTTTTAATTCAGTATGTTTTTCCATGACCGGTAAGACTTTCATCATTAACGTTTCCATAAAGGTATCTCCATAAACGGAGTAAGTATTGGGAACTTGTTTATCTTTCCATGTGCCAAAACCAGGTGTAAATTCAGATACGTAATTGTTTTTATGCATCCATTGTGTTGCATCACGTTTCATTAAAAAATAATTAAAAGCAAAGTTAGCTAACTCAAAGGATATAGCGTTTCGTATAACCACATATTTATGTTGTTTAAATAAACTCATCGTTGTAAAAAATTAAAAGATACGGATATTCGTATATCATTACTATTATTAGGTTTCACTTCATGCCATAACCAAGATGGAAACATAATACAAGTTCCTGCTTTAGGTTCATAATGTACTTCTCTCCATAATTGAGAGGGTAGTTTTCCTTCTTTTCTATTTGGCATTGTACATTGTGCGCCAGGTCTAGGCTCGTATAACATTAAATTACCAGATTTTTTAGGAGCTTTAATCCAATACACTCCTGAAAATAAACTATTAGGATGTAGATGAGGTCTATTAAATCCTCCTGGGGGATTAATATTAGCCCACATATTTCCCAGCACAGGTTTCATAGTTAAATATTCTTTTTGAAAAATCTCATCCTGCATATTAAAAAGTTCTTTTGATAAAGGATCATACTCTTGCTTTTTGTTCATATCCGTTGTGCTATGCCAACCTCCTGCATTAGTTTTACTCACGCCTTTGGGATCTTCTTTATTCCATTTTAAAATTTGTTTTTCTAAATAGTGATTAAGTTCTACAGCATTAGGAATTTCTTTGATGTAAACAGGTGTTGGAAAATGATACTCCGTAATCATTTAAATGGAGGCCCTCCAAACCACATAACTAAAGATTTTCTTTCACCCTTGGTAACTGGTTTAACTCGATGTTGTAACCAACTGGCAAAGAATATAGCTTGGCCTTGTTTTAATTTTGCGGTTTTTCCTTTGTGCATGAATTCTAGTTCTCCACCTTCAAACGTAGAAGGATCAGATAATAAAAGAGTCATCGATATTTTACGAACAGGAGGTTGATGTTTTCCTAATACATCATTATCCATATGCCAATCATAAAATCCACCTGTAAGATAATGTGTAAACTGTGCAATTTCTGTTAATCGCATACCATCAAAACCAAAATGATTATTATTAGCTTTTAACATAGTGGCTTCAATGTCTTTGTACATTTCTGGCATATCTTTAAAAGGTATCCAACTAATAGATGTAATTCTTTTTTTAATATCAAGTCCTCCTTCAGGTCGATTCATACCCACTTTAGCCTCTTCTTTTTTTAAACTCATGCCTTTGTTAATTACTAACTGACATTGCTGTGGTGTAAAAATAGGTTGTGTTGTTTCTACAATATAGCTTTTCCAAGTAGGTTCTGTTGGATTCATCCTGCTGTCCTTGTTGCTACGGGATTATAATCAACATCCATGTTAGCTGCAAGCGTACGTCTTACTGCATTAGGATTGGTATGAGGATAAACACAGTGTCTCATATCATAAGGAAAAATATAAAAATCTCTTTCTTCTGATTTAGGAGAATAATCTGTTTTAGCAAACTGTCCGTTAGCTGAACCCATAATTTGTAGTCTACCGTTCATAGGAATATCATCTCTAGCATGTTCAAGGCCCATGTCTGTTGGAAGTTTTAATATCATCACAGATGAAAGCCCTGTATAAAGAGTTCCTTGATGAATATGAATAGGATTGTATTCTCCTGCTTTCATTTCATTAACCCATATAGACTGCAAAGCAAGTTTATATTCATAAATTTTATTAAAAGCTAAGTAATGTTCAAAAACACTTTTAAACCAATTTAAAACATAAAACGGAAGCGTGTTATGAGGATGCATTTTGCTATTTTTATTTCCTCCATAAAATAAAGAATTTTCTTTTTTTATCTTACCCACTAATTGTTTATGAGCATCAGGAAGATTAACAAAATTATTTTCATATATCCCATTAAGCGCTTTAAAAATATCTAAAGGAACTTGATATTTTAAAATGGTTTGTCCTAACCAAATAGATTTAAAATCGAATGTGTCCATATTCCTTTACAAATCTTTCTGGTATTTTATTTTTATACTCATTCTCTACTTTCATCACTTTTTCGGTGCGTATAGTATGCATATTTTTTCCTACAATGCTATCATTATATTGTACTCCATTTACAATAATTTGATTTAAATTAGTGAACTGATGTTGATAGTATGGAAGGTTTAAAAAATTATAAACTTTTCTTAATTCTTTTTCTGGATTTATAACTAGGTCATCATACTTAATAAACACAGCCATGTCAGAGTGATTAAGTAAATATTGTATTGACATCAACTCTTTAGCCATCGCTCCATTCTTATGCATAATATGACTTAGTTTTTCATCTAGTGTTTTATATCGATTTGGAAAAGCCGTGGGTTCTTTTTCAAACCATTTAATATATGAAGCTAATACATCAAGTACATCTCGTACTAAAACAACGCAACGAAGCGGATGTTTAAAATGTTTTTGCATCACTTTTAAATTTCCTGGTGTACAAACAGGTCCTCGATCAATAATAATTTTATAATTCCAATGTTTATAATAAAGATTATAAACTTCATTCATAACATTATCTAAAGATTGTTCGTCAGGAAAATTTTGAAAAACATCTTTTTTCTTTAATAAAAATAAATCTTTCATAATTTCCAAAGTGATACTGTTAGCCGTAACAGCAATATCTGGATTTTGATTCATGAGCGATGCGAACAGAGTATTCCCCGATCGAGGCATCGCACAAAGAAAATAGATTTGTTTATCCTTGTTTGCCGTATTTGGGTGTTTCACTGATAGCTTTCTTTTGTTCGTGACCTAAAGCTTTTCTTTCTTCTTCTATTCTCTCAATAGATTGCATTTGGCCTAGTACATTAAAGACTTCAGGTTGAGAAGAGCCTGGTGTAAGTGTGTTTTGTCTATTCTTCATTATTTTCTTATAAGATAAGAGTTGATGAGTATCGACGTTCTTATCATCAAAAGTACCATCATTATAAATCTTTTTAAAGTTTGACCACTCGGTAACTTCTCTCATACGGTGAGAAGCTACAAGTTGCATTGTTGCTTTGCTGTAAGTTTTTTCGTCTATTTCTACTTGAATAAGTTCTTTTTTTAACTCATCTTTTTCTTCTTCTAATTCTTTTAATTTTTGTTTTATTTCAATATCATTTTTACGGGCTTCAAAAGATAAGTGCATTAGATTTTCCATATGTGTATTTTGTTCTCTTACACATTGCCAATATTTAGCCGCGTTTGTAGGATACTTAGCATCATTCAATACAGAAAATTCCATTTCTGTTTTAGTTCGAAACATTTGTTTTTTAGTCCAAGTGTCTCTTAACTCGTTCGTTAATTCTTTAAATTTAGATACCTGTTCAGGATCTAATATCTCATTAAGATGAGGTTCTTCTTTTACAATAAGTTCGTGTATGTTTCTTTTCTCTTTCATATAGAAAGTGTATACTCTTTTTTTAATACTTAGTCAAATGCTACTGTTTCTGCGGATGCTGCTTCTAACCATTCATACCCTTCTGTTAATGTACTACCAGGTGCACTTCTACCACCAGCAGCTAATCCAGCAGATGTTGATCCTGATCCAAAATGATGACGTGTTGCTGTTGGTAAATCTCCAACTTCAGTCCAACTTGTTCCATCGTATTGTTCTGTTGTAGCAAAAGTAGCACTAGGGCTATATCCTCCAGATACTAATGATGCAGTTTGTGTTCCAAATCCTCCCATAATATAAGCTTTAGCTGCATTTAAATTATTTCCTTCAGTCCATGATGAACCATTAAACTCTTCACTATTTACTGTATAAGGAGAAGAACCCCCAGCAGCTAATCCTGCTGTAGAATCTCCTGCTGTAGTATGATAAGCACGTGCTGTATTTAAATCACCTGATTCTGACCAAGATGTTCCATTATAAAGTTCATTAATTGTTTGAAAATTTTCTCCAATTTTTCCTCCTGTACCTAAAGCAGCTGTTTGTGTTCCATTTCCAGTAAGACCTGCTCTTGCTGTATTTAAGTCATTTCCTTCTGCCCAATTTGTACCATCAAATTCTTCTGATTGTCCTTGAGGACTAACTGATCCTCCTGCACACAAACCTGCTGTTTGTGTTCCAGCTCCAGCAAGATTACCTCTTGCTGTATTTAAATTATTTACTTCTGTCCATGTTGAGCCATCATATGTTTCAGTATTATCATAGTCTGGAGCTTCTCCTGCAAAAATTAATCCAGCAGTACCAGGTGCTTCAGTTCCACTTCCTCCTGCATATCTGCCTTGATTTATATCACCATTAGTTGACCAAGAACCAACTGCAGCATACATTCTAAGTTTGCCTGAGCTAGCATTATACCAAACATCTCCTTCAACAGCCGTAGGATCTGCTTCAAGAGACTGAATATTTACTCCTCTTATTTCTTTGTAAGTTGCCATTTAAATTCCTTTAGGGAAGAGTTATGTTTGAGGGTTTGTTTCCTAATCTGTCAATTTTTTCCGCTGAAGATTCTCCATCAACATTATCATTATCCCATGCATCTTGTGCATCATTAACAACACCTGTAACTATTGTTTGTGCTTGTGTTTTTGTTTTTGTTGCTGCACTATTTCTTGCACCCCAATCTCTTGATTCAGGTATATCATCACATACCCATACATTTCCAGGATAACCTCTTATCCAAAACTTACGACTATCGGTATGAGTGATAAATCCTTTTCCAGAATTTTCTACTACCCAATAATTAAAAAAACCTTTATCTGTTGCCATATCAATCTCCTAAGGAAGTACCTCATCTACAGGTCTTCCACCTAATCTTGTAATTTTTTCTGCTGATGACTCACCACCAACATTATCATCATCCCATGTTGTTTGAAGTGTATCAGTTACTGCATCTGAAATAGCCTGTGCTTCTGCTTTTGTTTTAGAAACACCATTGTGTCTTGCCACCCAATGTCTTGATTCTCTTACATCGGTTGCAACCCACACATTTCCACGAAAACTTCTTGTCCAAAAAGCTCTACTATCCTCATTTGTGATAAAGCCTTTGCCAGTATTCGTCATTACGCTGTAGTTATAGATATCGTTTGCCATAATTTATTTATATTTGTTTACCTTCCATTTGTCTAGTCAGTTATTGTCTTAATGTTTTGTCCTACAGTCCATTCAAAAACGTGGTCTAATTGTTCATCCCCGCCTCCTGCAGCAACGGCTAATGAGGACGTTCCAAAACCAGAAACTCCATTTGTCGCTGTGGGTATATCTGCAACTTCTGTCCAGCTTGTGCCATCCCACACTTCTGTTTTTCCTGTTGTAGGAACACCTGCCATAACTATTCCGGCAGTTATTATTCCAGTTCCGTATATCTGATATCTTCCAGAATTTAAATCTCCAACTTCTGTCCAACTTGAACCATCCCATTCTTCCACCACCCCTTGTGTGGCTCCTCCGCCGTATCCTCCTGCGGCTAAAGCTGCTGTTTGTAATCCTAGCCCCGCATGATCTCCTCTTGCAGTATTTAAATCTGCAACTTCTGTCCATGAAGAACCATCATAAGATTCTGCAACTGCTGTTTCAGGGGGAGTGTCCCCTCCAAATACAAGAGCTGCTGTTTGAGTACCTGCCCCAGCAGGACCTCCTCTCGCTGTATTTAAATTATTACCTTCTGCCCAGTTTGTGCCATCCCACTCTTCACTATTTGCTGTTCTAGGAGATTGTCCACCTGCAGCTAAAGCAGCAGTTTGAGTTCCACTTTGTGCACTAGCTCGTTTAGTTAAAGCATTAACCATATTATTAACTTCAGTCCATGATGAACCATCGTAAGTTTCTGTATCTGCTGTATCTGCATCAGGAGACCCATCACTAGTACCTCCAAATACAATACCCGCTGTTTGTGTTCCAGTTCCAGACCCTCTGTGTCGTGTAGTATTCATAGCAGTTCCTGAAGCCCATGCACCAGCAGCAAGGGTAACTGACCAATCCCATTCTTCGGTCGTTGCTACATTACCAGGATCAGAATCTCCACCTGCACAAAAAGCAGATGATACTGTACCAGCACCCGCTGCTGTCCATCGTGTCGTAGATAATTGTGCTATTTCAGTCCAAGAAGTACCATCAAAATATTCTCCTGTATTTCCAGGATAACCAGCGTAAGCATAAGCGGCATTCTGCGTTCCAGCGCCATTTATTTGTTTTTTTCCATTGTTCATATCATTAACTTCTGTCCATGAACTACCATTCCAAGATTCTGTATTACCTACACCAGCAGGTCCTGGAGGAGCTACTCCACCAAATATTATAGATGCAGTAGATGTTCCACTTTCTGATGCGGCAGTTTCATGACGAGTTGTATTCATGTCTCCTACCTCTGTCCAACTAGAACCATCCCATTGTTCTGCAACTAATGTGATAGCATTAGGATTAACTCTTCCATTTGCAGCAATAGCTGCTGTTGCAGTTCCTGCATTTCTAATACCGTGTCTACCAGTATTTAAATCTCCAACTTCTGTCCACGATGTACCATTATAAGATTCGTTAATTGCATAGTAAGAGTTATCTCCATCTCGTCCGCCCGTGCACAAAGCTGAAGTTTGTGTTCCACAACCTCCGCCATTATATCTTGAATTATTTAAATTATTTCCTTCTGTCCATGTTGAACCATTATATTCTTCTGATAAAGCATCATATACAGATGGTGGATGTGTTCCACCAAAAGCTAAAGCAGCAGAAACACTATCTCCAGCTCCCATTAAACTATTTCTTGCTTGATTTAAATTTCCACCTGTTGACCAGGTTCCATCTACTTTAACAATCGTCTTATAATCACCAGACGTACTATTAAACCAAATTTGTCCTTCATAAGCTGCAGAATCTGGATCTGAAGCCAGAGACTGTACTAATTTTCCATGTATTGCTTTGTATGTTGTCATAATTAACTCGATGTAAATGTTACTGCTGCAGTTGCAGGTCCTGTCCATTCTTCTGTAGCGGTAGTAACAGGTGCTGCATCTCCACCCGCTACAAAACCTGAAGCAGTAGTTCCTGCCCCTGCTGATTGTCTTCTACCAGTGCTTACATTAGAAGTTTCTGTCCAACTTGTTCCATCCCATTGTTCTACATTTACTGTAAAAGGTGGAGAAGGCCCTGGTCCTCCAGTAGCGGCAAGTGCTGCAGTGTTAGTTCCAAATCCTGCTATACCCATTTTTGCCGTATTTAAGTCGCCTACTTCTGTCCAAGAAGATCCATCGTATGTTTCAGTTGTAGCTGTAGCTCCAGGAGAATCACCACCAAAAACTAAAGCTGCTGTTGTAGTTCCTGATGCTCCATGTCTTTTTTTAGCTGTATTAAAATCTGTTGTTTCAGTCCACGAAGTTCCATCATAAGACTCAACTATATTTGCCGCATTACGTGGAGAGTTTGGTCCTCCACCTGTTGCAAAAGCTGCTGTTTGAGTTCCAAGTCCTGCTACAAAATATCTACCTGTTCCTAAATTGTTGCCTTCAGTCCAAGTGCTACCATTATATTCTTCTGAATTTGCAATACAAGCTCCTGGATCATCAAAACCTCCTGCATATACTGATGCTGTTTGAATGCCTGAGTGTGATCCAGCATATCTTGCTGTTCCTAAGTCTCCGCTTTCAGTCCAAGATGAACCATCGTATTCTTCTGTAATAGCAGAAGTAGCACCTGCACAAACTAAACCTGCTGTTTGTGTGCCACATCCTCTAAGTGCTCTTCGTGCTGTATTTAAATTTCCACCTGATGCCCATGAACCATCAGCTAATTTAGCTCCTTGTATTTTTTTAGCAGCACTATCATACCAAATATCTCCAGCTCCTAAATTACTAGGATCACCAGCTACCGTTTGAATCGACAGTCCTTTTATACCTTTATAAGTTGTCATGGACTATTTATCCTTTAATAGCCAGCCCTGAGTACTATCTGTAAATACCAATGTAAAGCCCGCTCTTTCTGTTGCTACGGTTAAGTCGTCTGTTGAACCATGAATTTTTTCTGAACCATCTGCAGCAACTGTAAGATTATTTGAATCAAAAGTTCCTGCATAATCTATAATAGAAACTTCATCTCCAATTGTTCCTGCGGGTAATGTAATTGTAAATGCTGAACTTGTTGTATTACAAAATACACCTTGTCCTGCTGCTGCTGTAAAGTTAGCAGTTTTAACAGCTTGCCAAGAAGTTCCACCACCAATATATGTTTTAAGTCTAGCAGCAGTCGTTTTTCTATTAGTTCCGCCTGCTCCATCATCTATTATAAATAAATCTGCATCTACGATGTCTGCACCAATGTCTGTTGCACCATCTATATCTAAACCAGCTACATTAAGTCCACCTGCTGCTGTTGCAAGCGTTCCTGCGAAGGTAGCATTTGCACCACTAAAAGTTAACGCTGTCGTTGTTCCTGATTTAATTATTAAATTTCCACTTGTGTTTGTAGCACTACCAAAAGTCGTACCACCATCTTTGAAGAAAATATCTCCACCATCTGCATCTAAAGTAATATCTGTGCCAGCATCAATCGTTGCAAGTGCAGAAGCAGAAATAGTTAAATCAGTGCCATCACCTTCAATTTTTTCTCCATCATCACCAAAAGTTAAACCAATGTTTGCAGGTATATTTATATCTCCGTTTGATCCAACTGTAATAGATAAATCTGTTCCATCTGATTCTATTTTTTCTGCTGTTGCAAAAGTAAGTCCTACTCCTGATGGTATATTTACATCTGCTGTAGCTGTTAAATTAATATTGTTTCCTGAAATTGTTAAATCTGTTCCATCACCTTCAATTTTCTCACCGTCGTCACCAAAAGTTAAACCTATATCTGCAGGAATATTTATGTCACCACTTGAACCAACCGCAAAAGTTATGTCTGTACCATCACCTGAAATACTTTCTTCAGCGGCTCCCAACATAATCTTTTTACCTGAAGCAACTTTAAATGCTGAAACGTCACCATCAAATCTAGCAACTTCTGTAGAAGAACCACCATCGTTAACTTTAAATATTATATCTTTATCTGATGTTGCAGACTCAACTATAAAATCAGTAGAACTATTTGTAAATGTAGCAATAGTTGTTCCACCATCTTTAAAAAATATATCTCCACCGTCAGCATCTAATGTAATATCTGTTGTTGCATCAAGTGTAATTGTTGATCCTGAATCTATTTCTGCAATTACTGGTGTAGTTAAAGTTTTATTTGTTAAAGTATCAGTGGTTGCCTTACCTACAAGAGTATCTGTAGAAGCAGGTAATGTTAAAGTTATATTTCCTGAATAAGCTGAGTGTGCAGCTGATTGTAATTGTGCATAGTGTGCATTTGAACTTTCACAATAAAATTTAATGTTAGATACAGAACCTCTGTTTTTAAGATCAATAACACCACCTTCAAGTAGTAATGCACCACCATCAGACATATCAAAAGTTGCAGCAGTAATATCAGAACTGTTATCGGTTCCTTTAAATATAATGTCTGTATCATTTGCTGTAGCGTCAATTGTAATGTTTCCAGATGAAGTTGATAAAGTAACTGCATCATCACCAATAGTTATGTCATCTGCTGCTGAAGATACACCAGTTTGTGCATAAGTTTTTAATCTTGATGCTGTAACTTTTCTGTTTGTTCCACCAGCACCATCGTCAATAATAAATAAGTCAGCATCTACAATTGCTGCTCCAATATCTGTTGCACCATCAATGTCTAAGTTTGCCACTGAGAATTCACCTGTAGCAGCACCCATATATGTTTTAATTCTTGAGGCAGTTGCTTTTCTCATTGTACCGCCAGCGCCATCATCTACTAAGAATAAATCGGCATCAGCAATAGCTGCTCCAATATCTGTTGCACCATCAAGATCAATATCTGCAACATCTACAGAACCATCAGGAAATACTGGGTTTTGACTAAATGTTACAACACCGCCTGAAGAAATTGCAATTGCATCTGTATCAGATGCTGAACCTATATTTCCACCATCAGCAATAACTAATCCTGCGCCTGAAGTAATTACAGCACCTGAAACTATTTCATTATTAAAAGTTGCTTTACCAGCAGCTGACATATCAAAAGTTAATGCTGTAACAGTTGAGCCACCATCATTACCTTTAATTAAAAAATCTTTATCTGAAACTTTAGTTTCTAAAATTACATCACTAGATGAATTATGAATACGAGCCATTTCAGTGCCATCATCTTCATAAACAACACCACTACCTGCTGTACCTGCATCAAGTGTAATTCCACCAGCGGATTCTATATTGATTGAGTCAACAGCTGTACCATCTGATACAATATCTAAATCACCATCAGCGTTTGATCCAATTGTTAAACCTGTATCTCTAAAAGTTAATTTGTTTGAACTATTTAAAGTTAACCCTGTGCCATCTGTATGTGTTAAAGTTGTATCTGAATCTGCACCAAAATTTAATACAGCAGAGTCACTTAATAATTTAACATCATCACCAAATACAGCGTCTTTTGCTACAGATAATCCACCATCAGTTTGTAATGAACCATCTGTTGTAGAAGTTGCTTCAGTAGTATCATCTGTTTTTACAATACCACTAGCTGTAACTGTTGTAGCAGTTAATGCTTGTGCAGCAATTGTACTACCTGCTTGTGCAGTAAAAGTATTTGCTGTAAATTGAAAATCATCAGCTCCAGCGATTTTAATATCTATTTGATCATCTGTATCTGCTGTAATAGTTGTATCACCATCAGCATCTAAAACTAATTCTCTTCCTTCCATATCAGTTGCGCCACCAAATCCTGCGTCAACAAGATTTGTTCCATCTGAGTAAACTAATCTTGTAGTTTTTTCTGATACTCCAAAAGTAATACCTGTTCCTGATGCTGTTTTAAATTGAACAGTGTATGCACCTGATGTGCCG